TCTGAAAACATGCCGAATTGCAGCGGACATGGCAACCAAACTAGGAATCAATGTGTCCCTAATAGACATCGGCGGCGGATTCCCAGGCTCCGACAATATCGACGTGAAATTCGAAACCATCGCCCATGCGGTCAACCGTGGTATCCGCGATTTTTTCGCCGAGGAAATGGAAAAAGGTGTTATAGAATTCATTGCCGAACCTGGCCGATATTTTGCCCAGGGTAGTCATACTCTGGTTCTCAATGTGATCGGCAAGAAAAAAATACTGGACGAGACAACGGGTGAAAAAATAAACATGTATTATTTGAACGAGAGTGTTTATGGTAGTTTCAATTGCATACAAAACGACCATTACGAACCGGTTATTCTGCCATTCAATGAGCGCGATGGTAAATTAGAACGCAGTCGAATATTCGGTATAACATGCGATTCCATCGACGTCATAACCGAGAACATCATGTTGCCCGACCTAGCCATCGGCGAATGTGTGTATGTTGAAAAAATCGGGGCATATACGATTGCAGCAGCGAGCGCATTCAACGGGTTTGCTCCGACGAATTCCTATAAATACATTTTCAAATCGATTCAATAACCGATTCAATAATCCATATCAAAAGCATATAAACCTATGACACAATTATCAATATTCATCCATGCAACGACTATTGATACCAGTATCAGTGGGTGAATTATACGACAAATTCACGATTTTGACCATCAAAAATCAAAAAATCACTGACCCCGCCAAAAAAGCAAATGTTCAAAAAGAAATCAGATATTTACAACACGTGATGCTGGACATCACTACATTTCCTCCATCAGAAACCAAGTTGGTTGAACAATTGAGAAATATCAATGTAGAATTATGGGACATTGAAGATAAAATACGCGAAAAAGAACGCAAAAAACAATTTGACCGTGAATTCATTGAACTGGCTAGAAGTATATACAAAAAAAACGACAAGCGAAGCGCAATCAAAAACGAAATCAATACCGTATTCAATTCCGAATTAATAGATATAAAAAGTTATGAGAATTATTGATAATAATATGACTGATTTTATCGAATCAATAACATCACTCAAAGAAAAAATCAATAAAAATCCAACGTCCATTGAAAATTACAAAGATTTAGGGGGCGTCTACGAAAAACAACGCATGTTTCAACAAGCCATCGACGAGTGTTATATGAATATTTTGAAATATCAACCGAACAACGGTGTTATACTGAATCAAATCGGGGTATGTTATTTTTGTTTAGCCAATTATACAATGGCGATTGCTTTTTTCAAAAAAGTAATTCAAATCAAAAAAATCGGCGACGTATATCGAAACATAGCCATGTGTTATATAAAGCTCAAACTATACAAAAAAGCGGAAAAACATTGCATACTAGCTTATAATTTAGAACCATGGCATGATGATAACAAATCCAGTTTAGCCGAATTATATTATTATTACAAGCAATATGACCGTTCGATTGAATTCTATCGAAAAATAAAAACGCTAGATGATTCTATGAAACATGGGTATAACATTGCGTTCCCTTATTTAGGAAAACGGGATTTCAAAACGGGGCTTCATTATTATGAATTCCGGTTGAAAGAAAACAACGTCAATCCACAAACGGGTATGGTTGAGCGACTAGAATTACCTCAAATACAATTATGGAATGGAACTGCTCATTGCAAACATCTTTTGTTGATATATGAACAAGGTATCGGAGACAATATTCAATATTTCAGGTTCGCGATACAATTGGCGAAACAACTACCTCATATGAAAATCACCTATTTTTGCAAAAATACTATAGCCCATTTATTGAACAGCGCCGCACACAATGTTTCCAACATAGAAATTGTGCTGAATTTACCCCATTTGAATTTTGATTACAAAGCGTATGTGATGTCTCTGCCCCATTTGTTAAAACTAGATACTATTACACAAAATCCATATGATTACATTAAAATCGACGCCCACAAGCTCGAGGAATGGAAACAGAAACTGGCACCATTGCGAAGGTTTCGTGTAGGATTTACTTACAATGGATTATTGAGTTCGTTTATTGAGAAATACATACCGCTTTTGGAATTCTTGCAATTGAATGATTTAGACGTGGATCTTATTTGTATTCATAAAAAATCAGAAATCACTGCCGATATCGAAAAACTCACACACAACAACAGGATACAATTTTATGATATCGATGAACAAGTCCCTTTTGTAGATAGTGTTCATATACTAAAAAACATTGATTTGTTGATAACTCTCGATACCTATATTGTTCATTTTGCGGGGGCGATGAATGTGAAAACATGGTTGCTCTTGGGAAAATATTCGGAATGGAGATGGTCCAACGAGAACACGACCTATTGGTATAATTCCGTTGAAATCATCCGAAATCAAGAAGGGGAATTGAAGAAGGTGATGCCAACCATAAAAACCATGCTACAGGAACATTTAGTAAATAAAAATGTATATCAACTATGAAAAATATAAACATAGAATATACAATGAATTTCGCTGTAGCTTTGTATGCCGCTATCTTGTTTTTCGTATTATCCCCTAATGTTTTACTAAGACTTCCTCCAAAAGGAAGCACAAAAGTAGTTGCCGCTGTTCATGCGGTTGTATTCGGTTTAGTATTATTATTCACTTGTAAATTTGTATGGCAAATGTCCATGGGTATGATGCCAATGAAAAAAGAGGGATTTTACATACCATGGTTACCATCATGGTCAAGTAAAAAAAAATGAATACATTTAGCAAGATTTAGGAAAAATGACTAGGTGCACCCATCCATCATAAAAAATATACGCATACATTATACAATGAATTTCGTTGTTGCTTTATATGCCGCTCTCTTGTTTTTCGTATTATCCCCGAATGTTCTTCTAAGACTTCCTAAAAAGGGAAGCACTAAGGTCGTTGCCGCCGTTCACGCCGTCGTTTTCGGTGTATTATTGTTTTTCACCACTGGACTTGTATCCCAATTACACATGATGATGATGAATAGTTTAGCACCACCATCCAGACAGGAAGGCTTATCTTGCACTACAAAAGATGACTGTCCAAAAGGTGAAAATTGTGTTAATGAAACTTGTCAAGCCTAATAAAAATATATAAACCATAAAAATACAAAAAATTCGATTTGTATTTTTATCAAACGTAAACAGGGATATCATCGATGTTCATAGCAACAACATGATCAGCATCCGCGGAATCTACTAAAAATTGACTAAATATTGGAAGCGCCAGTTGTTCTTTAGGAATACTATTATGAACGGTTCTCGCAATCATTTTATACAATTTGAAATTAGGATAACGTTCTTCTCCATTTCGTTTATACAATACATTCTTACCATTGTCGTCTATGCACCATGACAATATCAGTTTCTGTAAATCATCCATATCATCTAGGGTTTCATCGTCATCAATTACAAAATCGTAAATAGAACAACCAAGTCTACATAAATCAAAGGATGGGTTCGGGTCTAATCGGGGTTTATTTTCATTCATGTAGGGTTCACAATTGTATTGCGTTGCAGCGTCTCCACCAGGAGAAAAACTGTCACTGCAAAACTGCTTTCCATTGAATTTGTAAATTCCGCGACCGAAATCAATGATTTTGTAAATTTTTCCATAAGTAGGAACGCGGTAGGTTTTTCCCTCAAACGTATAATATAAATATTCGACATCGGTATCGATATACATAATGTTATTGGTGTGTAAATCATTGTGGGTAAATGAAAATGTTTTTTGATAAATGATCAAAATCATGATTATCTGCATAAGCGCGGCGGCACCATTGGTATCATCTATGACACCTCTTTCAAATAAACTATCTAACGTTCCCGTGCATTTTTCCAGGCAAATCATTTGCACTGGGAAATTATGGATATAGGCGAATAGTTCGCGTTGTTCTTCGGATTCATCGCGTGATTCATCGCCGGATTCATCGCCGGATTCATCGCCGGATTCATCGCCGGACTCTTCTTCATTATTGCTTGATTCTGATTCTTCGCGCTCGGATTCACTGTATTCTATTTCACTGTCGGATGAATCCGAAGAAGATTCCGATGGAGAATAATCTTCGTCACCATTTTTTTCATCTTTTTCATATACGATTTCGGGTGCATCGGATTGAGTTTCATCGGCCATTATTTCGATTTCATCTAAATCGATTTCTCCTAAATCAATTTCATCTTTCAAGGAATAAACATGCAATTTATTCTTGTTTGCACGAGAACCTCCTATATTCGATGAATATTCGAGATAGTTCTTATCTGAAATGAAGAAATGTTTTCCTAAATTCGCATGAAAATAATCGGAGGTACTAATGTATTCGATATCATCCCTCACATTCATTCGGTATTTGTCTTGAATCCCTACGTAAGAACCATAATAATCAAGACCATGTATTACTCCATGATGTTCTAACAATTGACTGGTTAAAAAACTGAAAAAACAATCAATATAGGCCGAATTGTTATAATCAAGTAATTTAGGAAAAACATCGCAGTTGTTTCTTATAGGGTGTGGTAGTGTTCGAATTGCATCATTTGATACATCGTATTTACCGATCATGTATTTTACTGGATCTAGTAATGGAGAGAACTTGATAAAGGTGGATTTCGGTTCAACTATTATGTTATCTATGTCCATGATAGTATTCAAATCAATCATACGGTTTCGATGTTTCAAGCAGACCCGATCGCAATTTTGTTCATTCATCTCAAAAAACTGGGAATAAATCGGATTGTAGTTTTGGATATTTTTGATCGAGAACGGTTTGTATTCAATGTGTATATCGCTGGGTGAATATTCATATTGTGAGTTCAACGTTTCTAAATTGTCAATCGCCTTTTCTTTGTGATAATCTAATCGGAATTTTGTTTTTCCTAAAGGTTGTGCCATAGATAGTGTTTTGTATATCTAGTCCATAATATAAAAAGGGGACCATTCAAACTAATAATACGTATAGCATGGTAATAAAAAATGTATTGTTATTGTAAATTTAGGGAATGTCGCTTGAACTTCGAAAATTTGATATGAAATCCATTACTTTCAAACCGGATGAGAACAAAGGACCGGTAATTGTGATGATTGGTCGTCGTGATACTGGTAAATCTTATTTGGTAAGAGACCTGCTGTATTATCATCAAGATATACCAATCGGGACGGTTATTTCGGGAACAGAAGCTGGTAACGGGTTCTACGCTGCCATTGTTCCTAAATTGTTCATCCACGAAGAGTATAATACTGTGCTGATTGAGAACATTTTGAAACGCCAACGTGCCGTGCTAAAACAAGTGAACAAAGAGGTCGAAATGTATAAGCGTTCTACGATTGACCCGCGTGCATTTGTTATCCTGGACGATTGTTTGTATGACCAATCATGGACACGAGATAAAATGATGCGATTGCTTTTCATGAACGGTCGTCACTGGAAACTTCTCTTGATTATTACCATGCAATATCCACTAGGTATTCCACCGAATCTGCGCACGAACATAGATTATGTTTTCATTTTGAGAGAACCTTATTTGTCAAATCGTAAACGTATATGGGAAAATTATGCATCCATGTTTCCCACATTGGAGGCATTTTCGGCCGTCATGGACCAGACCACCGAAAATTACGAGTGCCTGGTCATCAATAACAATGCGAAATCGAATAAACTCCAGGATCAAATCTTCTGGTATAAAGCCGAACAAAAACCGGATTTCAAACTGGGTTCGAAAGAATTCTGGGAAATATCGAAATCCATGGGGTCGGACGATGAAGATGAAGCCTATGACCCCAGTAAATCGAAGAAGAAAACGGGACAAACCATCAACGTCAAGAAATCAAAATGGTAATCTATAACACTAATTTTACATATACATGTTACACAAATCCGGTGGCAGTGTTATAATTGTGATTCAATATGCAGTTATGACGCCGATGATTTAGTCAAAAATATCTACATATGCTTTATATAATTTGTGAAAAAATTATATAATGAGCAGTATTCGACAACCCGTTATCACAAGCGACCAGATTACCGAAATCACAAATTATATCAATGCATATCGCGCGAAGAATCAGTCGCCTCCATTAACATGGGATTTTACGATTGCCGAATTTTCACAACAATGGTCTTATTATTTGGTGTCAAACAATGAATTCAAACACAGTGGAAACAATTTATATGGCGAAAACCTTGCCTATTTTCAAGGCTACGGAAGTGATATCATGGGTTTATTGAAAAAATCGATTGATTTATGGTATGACGAAATTACCCTGTATAATTTCAACAATCCGGGGTTCTCGCACGCAACCGGTCATTTCACTTGTCTAGTATGGAAATCCAGCACAAAATTTGCCATGGGTATTTCTATAAATGACGCAACCAATGCAGTCGACGTTACGATGAATACGTCACCGCCAGGAAATTACGCAGGTCAATATCAAGAAAACGTTTTGCCCGTATTACCGACCCCTGTACCTTCTCCAGTCCCTTCACCGAAATCTTCTAAAAAAAGATACATACCAAAACACATTCATGTAAATATTCCAGCTATTATGCAAAACCGCAGTCATATTAAATTGTCCGCCGATGAGCCATCGACTGAAATGTCATATCCAGATTGTTCCTTGAATTATTATGCAGCACCTGTTGTGCGCTTGTCCGCGAATAAACCGGCATCGCTCAATAAACAATTGTTATTACGATTGATGTAT